TGAAAAAGAAGTTCAGAAGATATCTTATATATTTGCGATTATAGAATCTCACATTGAAGACGTTTTTGAATATAACAAAAATCGCAAAGAGCATGAACGTAAAGAAGTGGAGCAGATGCAGAATAACAGTGGCACAAAAGCTAATGCCCGTATCGGGACTAGTAAGAAGGGTAGAGACATAACAAAGTTTTTATAGGTGGTGTATATGGATAGAGAAAGAGTATTAAGCAGAATCAATAAAGACCGTCACAAGATCGAAATGCCATTTGTATTCTCTCTCTGGAAAGAGCCGACCTTATACGGTGATTATGAATATGTGAATCGGGACAAGAACGATATCATCCTTAACCGTGACTCTGTGTTTTACTTTAACCTCGGCAGAGAACTTTATAAAGCAAACTATGAAAAGTTTGATAACATCTCGGTCGATAATTATCTGTCCGACAAGCCTGACACTAAAAAGAAGTTTGAAGAATTGGGCGGTTATCGTGAAGTACGTGAGATGATGGACATTGTTAATCCTGATAACGTGACAGCGCAGTATGATCAGGTTGCCAAAATAAATATACTCACCAAACTTTGTAAGATGTCTTTCGATGCTTTTGAAAATGTTAGCAAGTTTAAAGATATGTCCAGTATAGATGTGTATGACTGGTTTGAATATCAGTTAAATGAACTTACGATTGATTCCACATTTAGCGATAAAGTTGAATCTCTTGTGATTGATGACGCATTTATCGAAGAGTGCGACAGGGGTGATGATGTAGGTATTTCTTACGCAGGTAGTATTCTAAACTATCTCACCCTTGGTGTACCCTTGGGCGAACTGTTTATGGTCGGTGGACATTCTGGTGTTGGTAAATCTTCATTTGTATTTGAACAGATGGTTTTACCGATGACTGAGAACGGTGTTAAGGTTGCCATTATCAGTAATGAGATGAGGGCAAAAGACTATAAGAATATGGAACTTGCTCATATTTTTAGAGAGATGGGCTATTGGGATTTGACCCGAAAGAAAATTAAACAAGGTGGCTTTACTGACGAGGGTAAAAAGAATATTAAAAAAGCACAGAAAATCAGTGCGGAGAAATATTCGTCTATTAAATTTGTAAAGCTTTTTGATAACGATTTAGGTAAAGTCATTAAGCACATTAAGCAGTTAGCAAGAGAAGGGTATCAGATATTTATCTGGGACACTATGAAATCAGATGACGAGATGGATCAAAAGATGTTTATAAAACTTCTTGTAAACAGCCGCAAGATTTTCCAGCTTGCCAGTAAAGAAAACATAGGAATCGTCACGACATATCAGCTTGCACTGTACACTATTAATCAACGCTATTTAGATGCATCATGTTTGGCAAACGGTAAGCAGATCAAAGAAGTGTTTAGCGAAATAATCTATATGCGTAAGCTATGGAAAGATGAATACACAGGTAAATCAAAAGACTGTCATCCATATAAACTTGAAAAGGTTGATGGCAAGTGGTCGAAGATCAAGAATCAAATTACGCTTGACCCTGACAAGAAATACATTGTGGTCTTTCTAGACAAAACGAGAAACGATGGTGACGGTCAGCAAATTCTGTACGAAGTAAACAGCCGTTTCAATCAATGGAAAGAGATCGGATATTGTGAGATAGAAGCAGAGCGAGGATAAAGGGATGTGATTTGAACTCATTAAAATTAAAAGATTATCTGACGAATAATGCAGATGACATATTAAAAATTTTAGAATCACTGGACTTTCAGAAGATAACCTATGCTCCTAATCGTAAAGAGTTTCGGTTTGCAAGAGACTATGGGAAGAATCCTTCTGCTACTGTTTTGTATACAAGTTCCCTTATGTTCAAGTGTTATTCCGAAGATGAAACGGGTGATATCTATACATTGGTGATGGATAAGAAGCGGTGCGGTTTTCCCGAAGCCCTGAGATACATTGTGAAGTTATTGGATATTGACAGTGATATCATTGCCGGAAATGTTCGTCTTCCGTTCGGTGGTTTTTATAAGAAGTTACTCCATGATTCGTATGACTCTGAAATGTTTTTAAAAACATATGACCCCGAAATATTGAAACCATATGCAAATAAGTACAGCAAGTTATTCTTTGATGATGGTATCGACTATAAGACACAAGAACTGTATGGCATTGGCTATGACTCCATATCATCCAGAATCACGATACCTGAATATACATTTGATGGTGAACTGTGCGGAATTATGGGGCGGCTTAATGAGACCGACTGCGACAAAGAGAAACGGTGGTTGCCAATTATCCCGTGCAGTCGAAACTGCACACTGTACGGATATCACATGAATTATAAGAACATATTAGATAGGCAAATTTGTGTGATAGGTGAAAGTGAAAAGTTTGTAATGCAGTTACATAGTATGGGATATGATTACGGTCTTGCATCATGTACGAATAGTCTCTCAAAGACACAAGCAAAGTACATTAAGAAAATGCTGATACCTAAAATTGTGATTGCTTATGACGAGGGCGTAGAAGAAGACAAGGTAATATTTCAGGCAGAAAAATTATTATCAGATACACCGATGTATAAGAATCGAGTCGGCTATATATGGGATGCAGATCATACGGTTATTCCAAAAGACAGTAAGGGAAGTCCGTCTGATTACGGCAAAAAAGGATTTAAGTATTTAGCAAAACATTGCGTAAGGTGGCTAAAAAGTTAATAAAAAGTTGAGGTGGTATAAATTCAGCGTGATAAAAATAAGCAATTAGAGAAATTAAAAAACGAAGGAAAACATATTTACAGTTTCAGCAAACTTGAATGTATGAATCGCTGTCTGTATGAAGCATATCGAACTTACATAATGCACGACAGAAAGATGCAAGTGCAAAATGTTTATAGTGTTTTAGGTGGCAGTACGCATGATGTTCTTGAAAAGATTATGAACGGTGAAGCTACAGAAGCCGACTTATTACCGACCATACAAAACGATTTAGACAAGTTAGATATGTTAGGCGTTCAGTTCCCGAAAGGCAGAGATGGTTCAGATAGTATTCGTGAAAATTGGATTACTGATATGACGCACTTCTGCAATACTTACAAAGCACCAAAAGGCGATTTTGAGACCGAACAATTCTTCTTATATAAAACACCTCACGATATTTATTTGCAAGGTTATATAGACCTTATACGCAAGAATAAGGACGGTACAGTAGATATATATGACTACAAGACATCATCTATGTATAAAGGTAAAGACGTAAAAGAACACGGCAGACAGCTAATCATTTATGCGCTTGCACTTGAACAGCAAGGATATAAAGTCCGTAACGTAGGGTGGATTTTCTTGAAGTATTGCGAAGTCAGATACATGGGCTATAAAACAGCACGATCTAAAAGCAAGAGTAAGATCAGCCAGATTGTGGAGCGCAGAAATATAGCGAAGGATTTAAGCAAACAATTTCAGGATAAGCTAAGAGAGCGTGGCTATACAGATATTGATATTGATTTCATTATCAGTGATGCACTGGACAGCAATAGTGTGCCAGAAGAAATTGCAGATGAATTTACGATTGTACCATGTGTGGTTAAGTACAATTTAGACGATGATACCAGAAGCGAAACGATTAGCTATATAGAAAATACCGTAAATAATTGGGAATCTCTTAGCCGGAAAGAACAGGACTATCCGCACATTAGTTTCACTAAAACATTAAAGAACGGAAAAGAAGTAGATGATACATTTTTCTGCAGGTGCTTGTGTGGGTATCAGAATAGCTGTCCACACTTATATGAGTATTTAGACAAAGACAAAGATAAGGACGATGACGATATTGATTTATTTGCCTAGTTTGGTTGGTGGAAATTATGGATACTAAAAATAAATATTCAATTTTACATTGCCACACTATGTTGTCATCCGGCACTACAAATATAGACAGTGTTACATCATATAAGGATTATATCAAACGTGCATCAGAAGACGATAGTATATACAATCTGACATTTTCGGAGCATGGAAATATCTTTGAATGGTTTCACAAAAAGGAAGCATTAGAAAAAGCAGGATATAAATACATCCATGCAGTCGAAGCGTATATAACTGAATCGCTGTCTGATAAGGTGAGAGATAATTATCATTGCTTATTGTTTGCTAAGAATTACGAGGGCTTTAAAGAACTTAACAGGTTGGTGTCCAGATCGTTTAATCGTGCCGATGTGATTTGTTATGACGAAGGAGATCACTTCTATTATTCACCACGAATTACATATGATGAATTGGTTAACACTTCCGATAATATTATTGTTTCAACCGCTTGCATGGCAGGAATACTAAGCAAGGGAAATGAGGATATTAAAAATCGGTTTTTAAAATTCTTAATTGAAAACAAGCACAGATGTTATCTGGAAGTGCAACATCATCCATGCAAAGAGCAAGCTGACTACAATAGTTATCTTGCCAATGTTGCGATACTGTATGACATACCATTGCTTGCTTGTACAGATACACATTCGCTAAATGAGACCCATGCCGAAGGTCGAAGCATTTTGCAGAAGTCTAAGAAGGTGTTTTTTGAAAACGAAACAGAATGGGATTTAGTTTACAAAACATACGATGAACTAATAGACGCTTTTCATAAACAGGGCGCATTGAGAGATAGCGAAATTGAATCTGCTATCAACAATACAAACAAATTGGTGGATAGCATTGAATCGTTTGAGATTGATTTCAGTCCGAAATATCCAAAGCTATACGAAAACTCGGTTGAGACATTTAAGCAGAAAATTAATGAAGCATACAAGAATCATCCATATGTAAAGAGGCGGTATTCAAAGAAGCGTATACAGAAAGTTGTGAATGAAGAACTAGATGTATACAAAAAAGTTGGTTCCATTGACTTTATGCTACTGCAAACATACATCAGAGAATGGGAGCGTGAACAAGGGATACAGTGTGGTTATGGTCGAGGTTCTGTTAGCGGAAGTGAGATTGCTTACCTGCTCGGCATTACACAGATGGACAGTTTGAAATTCGATCTTAACTTTTTCAGATTCGCAAACCCGTCACGAATAAGTAATGCAGATATTGATTCTGATTTCTCGGAGCAAGACAGAGAAAAAGAAAAATACTTCTTACTGCACGATCATATGAACTTGCCACAAATACAAACGTCAGAGATTATTACATTCAACACAGTAGCTATGAAGGGTGCAATTAAAGATGTTTGTAGAGCGTTGGAAATTCCACTTGATGAAGCACAAGAGATAAGCAATGCAGTTTATCTTGATGATAATAAACAGTGGCAAATTGATAGTGAATGGCGCGAGAGATATCCAGAGGTTTTTAAATATGTAGACATTATATCTGGTGTCGTTGTTTCGGTCGGTACACATCCTAGTGGCGTGTTAGTTAGCGATAAAAATCTGTATGAAGAAGTTGGGCTGTGTAGCTTAAAGACATCTGATTATCCTGTGTCGATGTTGAACATGAAAGAGTTGGACACTCTGTTTTATGTGAAGCTGGATATCCTTGGGTTGGACGGTATCGGAGTTATTAATGATACTTGTAAACTGCTCGGCATTGAACGTCTTACACCTGATAACACAGACTTAAACGATGAAGATGTATGGCGAAGTATTAGAGATGATACAACAATGATATTCCAGTGGGAGTCTAAATCGGCACAATCTTATTTAAAGAAATTCATGTCTGATGACACATTGGCAATAGCAAAAAAGATTAATCCAGACTTCTCATATATCAAATGGTTTTCGTTTGGCAACGGATTGATAAGACCCGGCTGTGCAAGTTTCCGTGATGATGTAGCAGATGGAAATGTAGTAACAACAGGGTTCAAGGAGTTAGATTCTTTTCTTGCGACTACTATGGGTAGAATTGTAATGCAAGAAGACATCATGCAGTTTCTTGTAAGATTCTGTGGATACAGTGATGCAGAGAGTGATAACGTGCGTAGATGTGTCGATGAAAACACATTAATAACAATGGGTAATGGCAATTTAAAACCCATAAAAGATATAAAGGTTGGAGATACGGTTCAGTGTATTAATGAAAACAATAATTCAGAATACAGAAAAGTATTGAATGTCTTTGATAACGGGAAACAAGAATGTTATGAGGTGAAAACGACACATTCATATTCTGTAATAGCCACAAAAGATCATAAGGTGTTGACACAAGATGGTTATAAAAAAATTGAAGATTTAGATTTAAAAGAAGATCTGATTGCATCTTTAGCGAATAAGAAATATGTGTTCTTAAAAATACAAAGTATTAATAAAGTTGGTATACGTCATGTGTACGATATCGAAGTAGAACATAATCACAATTATATTGCTAACGATTTGATTGTTCATAATTGTATAGCAAAAAAACAGGGAACACAAAATAAAATAGATGATATCCATGACAGTTTTATTTCGTATTCATACAAAAAGTATGGTGTACCAAAAAGCACACTAGAAGAAATATTTCCACCTATTAAACAGGGAATCTTGGATGCTACATATTATGCGTTCTCATGGAATCATTCTGAT